ATTATTTACTGCTGTTTGAGCAGCATCAATGGCAAGGTTTGCTTGGGTTAGTTCTGTTTGTGCAGTGGCCTGTGCTGTGGATGCTTCTGTTTTTTCAGCAACTGCTTCAGATATTGCTGTTTGAGCCTGAGTTATTTGTGTTCCTATATTATTTATGGCGGTAGTTGCAGTAGTTACTGTAGCCTTTGCATCTTGAACTACTTGAGAACTTTGATCTATAGGAGTAACAGATAAATCAACATTACTAATAGTATTAATAGCGGTTTGAACATTTGTTATTTCCGCGTTGGCTACAGATATTTTTGATGATATTTCTGCAACAATTGGTTGTGCTTGAGAGTATTCGGTTTGTGCTTGTCCTACCTCTACCAAGGCTGTTTCAGTGGCTGTAATAGCCTCCTGTACCTCTGTAGTGGCTGTTGAAAGTGCTTCATTAACTGCCTGTTGAGCAGGACTTACAATAACCTGCTCTTGATTTTCTGTAGCACCAGCACGATCAGGAGCCATAATTCCAAAAATTGTTACGCATAACCCTACCCCAAAGGCTAATAATAGTCTTCGTTTAAGATTAGTCAATTAAGGGGCATCTCCAATGTGTAATTATATTAGCAATTATACCATTTTTATACATAAAAAAAGAGGGTAGAAATTAATCTACCCTCTAAATTTATTAAGAAATTACTTCCTTGCGAGAATCAATTTCTGTAGTGCTGCAATTTGCTTATTGATTGTTGCAATAAGTGCAACGATTGACTTCAATATTTCAGCATTGGAAACCTCTGCTGTACTTGGAGCAACCTTGTAAGAAACTACCTTAGCAGAATCTGTTGCTACGTATGCAGGTAGATCAACTATTGCATTGTATGCTCCAGTGTTATTACCAACGGTGAACTGATAAGTCTTTGATCCGTTTGTAAATGTATCTGTTGAAGTTGCTGTTCCAACTAGTGTTAATCCACCAGCAGAAATTGCTACTCCTGTTCCAAGTGTTGCTGCATCATGTACCTTAGCACCTGAAATATCAGTTGCAGATACAGTTAATTTTGCAATTTCGCCTGGAAGGTATGAATCCTTGTCAAACTTTGCTGTGTACTTGTTTACTGCTTGACCACAACGTGCATCAAACTCGTTTGAGTAGATAACGCTAAGATCTGCAAGAGTATGCTTAATGCGTACCTTTGTTGATCCTGATGTAGCAGCACATGTCCAACCACCAGTTTGTACAGCGGTAGCAGATGATGCTCCACCTACAGAAACTGCGGTAACTTGTGAATCATACTTTGTGGTATCTGCAGTTGGAGTGATACTAGCCAACTGATTACCAGCAGAATCCTTGACTACAAAGTCATAGGTTCCTGTGCGAACTCCGCCAGCCTGTGCAATATCTTCACCTGAAACTACAATAGATGCAGCCTCACCAGTGATTGAAATTGACTTAGTTGCTAGTGTTGTTCCATTAAATGTAATGGTAATGGTTGTTGACACTGGCTTGTTAGCATTAGCAGTACCCTGAGTTACATAAAGAACTCCTGATACACCAGTCTTTGCTGCTGCATTAACTTGTGTAGTTGGTGCTGCATCCCATGCCACTACTGCACCATTTGTAGCAGATGCTTGAAGCACTCCGCTAGTTGATAGTGCTGCTGCATATGCATCCATTGCACGGACATTTACATATCCTGTACCAGCATTAACAACAGTTGTAGAACCAGCAACATCTACGCTAGATGTTAAAGTTCCTGCTGTTGATGTGTCTTGTACACGAGCATAAGAATCTGCCACAGACAAAACATTTGCTTTTGCAGTTGTTGCTGCATAAATAGTTTTAATATCAATTGAAGAAACGGTTGATCCAACCTTCTTCTTTTGAGTTACAGTTACAGTGCCTGCACCATTAACAGTTAACTTTACGTTAGTTGGCAAAGTTACTGCTGTAGTTGTAGTTGCTGTAAATGTAAATAACTTACCTAGACTGGTAAGTGTTGCCCCTGTAGGGTTAGACGCTGCTGCTGTGTAATCAGTAAATGTAGCAGGACCAGCAATTTCCAACGTTACGTTGTCATCTGCTGTTGCAGCCAAAGTATCGGAAGTTGTTAATACAACTACTGCATTAACTCCAGCCTCTGCTTTAGTTGTGTCTGCTAATACTGTTACGCCACGAGCACCGCTAGCCAGTGTGTCGGATAATACATATCCGTTAGTCACCGCTGCTTGAGCCTGTGGGATTGCAACAAAAAATGTACTTGCTACTGCTGCAGCCGTAACAAGAGCGATCTTTTTAAATGAATTCATTTTTCTCCTTGTTTGATTTATATTATATTTAATTTATCAAGAAAATCCCGAACATCGTCAGGCATCTGCTTGTTATCTAATTCTACCATAGACTTCTGTTTCTCTGCAAGTCGTGTAGAGGAAGACCAGGTATGAATATCAATCTCAAGATTAGTATCCTTTGGTGTGTGAGAGATAGCACCAAAGACAGCACCACACACAGCATCTGCTAAGTCTTTAGATTTTTTTCTAGGGTGATCAACACGATTACCCTTCATTATTTTTAACTCTGACATTTCTTCTAACAATAGCGGAATCATAGGTATTGCAACACGCTCTTCATAAATCATCATTGCAAGATCTTCATAATGTTTTTTAGCAACAGAAACAGTATCAGTTCTTATTCCTACTGCCTTTAATTCATTTTGAATATCAAATGATTGCCAACGGTCAAAAGACACAACTCCAATGTTAAATCCTTGTCTACGTAAATTAATAATCCACTGTTTTACTTCTGATAAATTTACTGGGCCCTCTGCTTTTGGTTCCCACCAAGCAACCGCATCAACAATAACCATTGGTGCTACTTGTTGATAATCTTTAATAACCTGAATATTTACCCACTTATCTACGTGAGCAATTGCTACAGCGCACTTGTCATGTTTCTGTGCAAGGTCAGCATGGATATAATATATCTTTTCTGGATCAGGTTTAAAAGATTCATCAAGCCTTCTAAAGTTATCAACTGGGTTTCTCAATGTCATACATTTTTCTAATTTGTCTTTTTGTTTAAAAAATGCATCTGATGCAAATGTTGGTGTGCATGCAAAGCGCATCATGGCATCGCCAAAGTCTGTGTAAAATGCTAATTTAAAATCATCTATTTTTCTAGTAGGGTTTACATCCCATGTTGTTTTTTTAAGTGCTAAAACTTTTGGAACTTTATAAGAAAGTATTGTATCTTCTTCCCATGAAATTTCAAATTGATTACTTGGATCATCATGTGGCAGGTCTTCGTTCATAATAAAAAGATGTTTTTTTTCAATAGTTTCTTTTTCTGCAATAACGTCTTCATATCTTTTAGAAATAAAGTCACCTTGATAGCGGGGGAATGAAAGTAATACTACCTTACCTAAATCTGGAAAACGAGAGTCTACAGATCCACGAAATGCTTTATAAATATTTTCTGCAGTTTTACCTTGCTCATTACCAGTTCCAACTTCAGATGCAAAACCAGAAATTTCATCAAGGACTGCAAGTAGTAAGTTTAAACCTTCATGAGACTCTCTCTCTGAGTGTCCAGAGTAAACTGTAATTGATTTGTCAAACTCAACACTATCAGCCTTTGCATTATACTTTCCTGCAAACCATGGTGATTTTTCTATCTTAGTTTTAAATCCTTTAAAGAATACGTTCTTTGCTTGTTGTGCGTTAATGGCTACGTTTATAATATCAATTGCATCCCCGCTTGGTTTTCCATAATATCTAGCAGGATCTTTAAGGCACAATAGTTTATAAACTATATATGCACAGGCTACGGTTGATACAAAGTCTTTTCCAGATCCTTTTCCAAGTTGCAAAATAATTTCATTTTTAGTGTATTTATCAAAATATTGAGCGCCAGCAACAGATCCAAATATTTCTTGTAATTCTTCTTTACGATAAATTTGACTCATTGCTTCTACAATTTCATATTGAATTGAAGACAGTTCTGGCTGGCCAAGATAATCAGCAGACTCAACAAATGTTTTTGCGTCTACTGGAATTTCATCAAATTGATTTTCTTTTAGAACTTCTAAAAAATCATTGAACATCTTGGACAATTGTAATTACCTCTCCCTCTTTAG